TATTATTTTTGATTAGAATTGCTGTGCCAGTGACGCAAGAATTAACTGCGGCGGTGGTAAGAATTCTAACTACCTTTAGTGTGTTACTGTACATTAAAAAAGATGCAGCACTAAACCAATATTGGTGGTTTGTCGTATTAGGCTTACCAAAAATATTGGCAAGTTGCTCTTCACTTTCGATTGTTATTACCTGATCAATCGGACCTTTCTGAGCAAGAATAGCGACACCAGCAATACTAGTTGGCTCATTTCTAACTGTAGTAGTTAGATCAATTTCTCGTACAGCTACACCAGGCGAAACTAGATCAACCATTTTCTATTTCTCCTTAGTTATTGTTATGTATATCACAAAATTATTAATCAATTTGTATATAAGTTATTTATAAAATAGGCAATTTACAAAACACATAATTGTGTCTATAAATAGCAATGATAGTTGGAGAGACACACAAATGCGTGACATGGGTAGAAAAAATTGGTTACTTAATAGTATGAAAGGCCATGCGTGTCCTTGTGGTGAATCTGAACTGGTATGTCTACAGTGGCATCCTCATCATAAAAAAGTAACAGCATTAGTTTTAAGACATGGTGCTAAAACAGAAGAAAGAAAACAAGCACAACAGTTAATAGAAGAATCCACGACCGTGTGCCATAACTGTGTGAGTAAGATTGATAATGGTCTTGCTTCATTTATTATTTAATAAGTCTCCTTATTAAAGAAATCTGGATAATCTTCTACAGGCCTCCAGTAGTCACCATCTTCATCCACAAACGGAACTATATTTTCACCATAGTTCACACCATCATCAATAAAACCAAATGGAGCCATATCAGCTTCAATTGATTCTTTTTGTGTATTGTATAGACGTTTACGGATATCTTCATCAGTTAAATCTTTAAAGTATTGTTGGTCAGTCAACCACGAAAAGAATACCAGACACATTACCAAATCATCAGTAGAACCTTCTTCAGCTTCAAAGGATGAACCCTTCTGTATAAAGGTAGATAACTCAACAACAATATCAAAATCTGGTATTATTAATTTATCACCTTCTAGCAATTGTTTTAGATTAGAGCATCCAATTCTTTTTAAAGACTTTGTAGTTCTCACACCCAATTCAGTTTGACCATCACCAAACCCACTACCAACAACCTGACCCAATCTACCACGCAATTGAGTCATTATAATATTTTCATAAGCCATATCGTGATGTAGTGCATCAGCAACTTGACCACCAATATCATTTATTTCTACAAGTATTTGAGAATCGTTATAAGATTTTGCAGTTCTATAAACAATGTCTGGAAATATAAGAGGTTTGATTTCATTATTTCTATACTTCGCAACTACTCTATAAGGCATCTGTGTAATATCAATCACAACAAATGCACTATAATCATTAGCGCCACCCCTTGCAACATCAACAGTCATACAATACTGATGATCTTTTTCTGGTCGTTCCCATACATCAAAGCCAGCACTACGCTCTATAGGATCCATATGTGCTATAGTCTGTATCTTAGCCGGGTTTATAAGAGTATCAACACTACCAAGGAACGAACATTCAAACTCTTGTAGAAATTGTTGTTCACTTGTATTTTTAATTGTCTGTTCTTTCCATTCGTCATCTCTACCAGGCACCTCAGACCAATGCACCTCTATCGGTACAAATTCTGATTTTTCATTAACGGCATCAGTCCACATTTTATAGTACATATTCATACCGTGTGGAGTTGATACTATCATTACCTTTGAAGATTGCCCCGAACTAATTGTTGGGTATACTGATGAAAAGAATTGCTCTGCAATGTTACTAGGGATAAAGGCGAACTCATCAAGGAATATGATGTTGTAAGAACCACCACGAACAGCAGAAGCAGAAGTAGATGCTGCAAGTATTTTGGATCCATTTTCTAACTCCAAGGAACCTTTGTTCCAATTCATAACACCCATCTGCATCCACCCAGGCAAGTGCTCATATGCAAGTTGTAATCTAGACAATAAATCTCTTGCAGTAGAAGCTTTATTGGCCAACACAGCTACATTAACATTCTCATTAAAGATGATGTAGTGAATGAGATATGATAGAACAACTGTAGACTTACCTGATTGTCTCGGAAGTTTACAGATAGTAAATCTATTATCGTGAAATGTACTAACAATTTCTTTTTGGAATGGGTACATCTTAAAGGGTACAAGGCCCTCATCAATACTTACAATATTTACATATTCTTCAATAAAGTGTATAGGATTTTGGCTACACTTAATAAATTCTGTAATTTGTTCTTGAGTATATTCTTGTCGAACCTGTGCAGATTTTAGATTGGGATTACCTTTATAAGTTTCAATCGTCATCAGACTTATTCTTTAGTAGCGCTTGAAGTTCTTTTGTACTACCAATAAACAAAGCATTGGTGACATTCTTTGGCCCATTATCAGGAACCTCTTTAAGTCGCTGCATCTTTTCTTGTAAGTCAGCAAGTCTTTCTGTGACCTCAGATACAGTCTTAATCAGTTGTCCTGCGACTTCGTATGTTCTAGGATGCTCTTGCTCTTTTGCCAAGTCCAAGATACCTGTAATAGCATCCTGGCCTCTCTCTATTAGGTTGTAAAAGTTTTCTCGGCTGTACTTATAGTCTGAGTCGATATCTTCAGAATGTTCAGTAGCGGGCACCATAGCCTGTTCTGGACGGGGTATGAGAGGTTTGGGGTCTAATATTTGTTCTTTGATATTTTTTGTTAAACCTAAGGCATCACTGATCGCATTATCTATACTTGCCATTATGACCACTCACTTGTAGTTTCATTAAATCCAAAATTATCATCACCCGCAGTCACATCAACAACAGCCTGAGTAGTAAATCTCTGCACTCGTTCTGGAGCCTGATCTTGTAAGTCGCTGTAAGTATCTGCTTGTACTTTCGTAATTGGTTTCGCAGTTGTAACAGGACCGTATACATAAGATTTTGCTGTAAAACCCAAAGTATAAATGATAGCTCGTCTTGTTGTAAAATCACCCTCATAGGTATCTTCATATGCAATATTGTTTAATACTATAGGAACATCTCTAACAATATCCATCTCAGGAACTTCTTTAATTGATACAGTATATTCTGGTTGAAAGTATGGTAAAATCTGTTCTACTATCTGAATACCATCATCACTATTCTTCGTCATAATAAACAATTCAAATTGCATATTATAAGGAACAGGAGTATACTGAGTCTGCATTTGTTTCAGTTTCTTGTCAGTAGTATTTGATACTTTCTTTTGTCTGATAATTCTATTTAATTTTCGTGTAGGGTCATAGTCGAAAGATTGTATTTCAAAACCCATACGAGGCAAAGTCATAGCTACCTTTTGTGTAAGACCAGGATCAGCATCCAATCGTACAATGAATTTTTGTTTAGGTCCATAAGCCAAAGGAACTTTCATTGACTGTGAATCTGTACCAGTACTGTTTTTTCTGGATATAATAATATCATTAAATAAACTACCAAACGCTATGATAGTTTTTCGTAAGCTTTCGTTGTAAAAATAATTCCCTAACATTTTATATTGTCTCCGATGGTTCACCAAATGGGTTCTTTTCGGTGAAGTCTAATACTGCATCGGCACTTGAGAATTCTCCTGTACCAGTTACAGCTTCTTCAATCCATGTGTTATCCGCTAAAGGATCTGAAGTTGCCAGTGAATAATCTTCGTTGATAATAAAGAATGAATAGTATTCGTCAGAATCTTCCATAATTATTGCATCAAATATAGCATCCCCATGTGGTTCAATTGTAACCCTCGCACCTGTATGATGTGCATTATTAAGACCAGCATCTCCTTGTATTGTAACTACACTACCAACACCACTCCAAGCAAATACCACAGTCTCGGCCGCATTGTTTTGATCTGCGTGTATGGTTAGTGATCCGGTTGCGGTATTATCTGAACCACTACCTAATAGTATTCCTGTAGTACTAGCCAATGTAAGTTCTTGAGCACCAGCCACTACACCACCACTGAGAGTTGTTGAAACTGTATTAGTCTGACTCTCACCAGTAAGTAACGAATTAGCACCAGCAGTTGCAGTTTCAAGTTCGAGTTGGCCATCGGCATAAATATCTGTTCCTCTTTCAAGAGCAAACAAATTATTATACAATGTTGCACGACCCGATTGTTCACCAAGTATCTGCCAGTCATAAGCATCTGTTGATCTTTCAGTTTCAATGGCATCAATTGCAGCAATACCTGTATCCAAATCTTCACTAGAGTATTCAACTGTACGAGTAAATAGTTTGTATACTGGTAGGTTGTCTAATTGATAGAAAGGATCATCCTTATCAACAAAACTAATTTCTAAAAGTCTACCAACTGTAGGCATATAAATCCAATCACCTTCATTGGGTCTTAATGCTGTAATCAGGTTTGAATTTGAACTTACCAAATCTAACCAACGCCTACGAGAAACGGTAAAGGTTGTTTCATCTCTTATTTCTAAACCGAATCGTGATATGATTTCCTTCTCACCTTCATAACCTTCATTGGTATCCATATACATCTCGATCATGTAGGCATCAGTAAATTTAGATAACGGTGACTCACCAAAGAGCTCATCTTTATTTACCATCGTCCTTGGAAGATAGTATACATCATGGCCATATATCTGAATGGCCTCTATAGCTAAATCTTCATAG